CACAGTTTGATTTTATGATGAGAGCAGGAGATGTATATAAAGCATCAGTACAAAAAGATAAAGAAAAATTCGGAGCATAATGGCATTTAACGTACAGAAGATATATCCAATAGATCTACAACCTAGAAAAGCAGTTGGCGTTAGCCTTCCATTCTCTTCTAAAGCTGTATTCAATTCTACGTACACAACTCAAGATGCTTTAAAATCTAATTTAATCAACTTCTTCCTAACAGGTAGACAAGAAAGGTTTTTAAACCCAAATTTTGGAACAAACCTAAGAGCATTACTGTTCAATCAAATGACACCAGATACTCGAGAGGAGATTCAAATAGAGGTTAGGAGGGGAATAGCAGACTGGTTTCCAAACATTACAATAGAACAACTATTAGTAGAGGAAGCACCAGACACACATACAGTTACTATCTACATAAAATATAGTGTAGATCAGACAAATATACAAGACGAATTGTTAATTAATTTCGAACAATAATGGCTCAAGATAGAGATATAAAATATGTAAATAGGGATTTTACTGATTTTAAAACCCAGTTAACTGAATACGCAAAGAATTATTTCCCAGACGCTTATAACGACTTCTCTCCAACATCACCAGGTATGATGTTTATAGAGATGGCTGCATATGTAGGTGATATTTTATCTTTCTACCAAGATACACAGCTTCAAGAAACATATTTACAATACGCTAAAAACCCTGCAAATCTATATAACCTAGCTTATATGATGGGGTATCGACCAAAAGTTACCTCAGTATCAGAAGTTGAAGTACAAGTATCATGTACAGTCCTCCCTGCTACTAATGGAGAACCAAACTGGACTACAGCCCCTCAATTAGGTGCTGGAACACAACTAGCATCAACAACAGGAGGTAATAGTAGATTTATTATAGATCAACCGGTTGATTTTGCATTCTCTAGTTCATATAACCCAACAGCAGTAGCAATTTCACAATTAGACCCTATTACATTTAATCCTAGTGAATTTATACTAACAAAAACAGCAAAAGCATATTCAGGAGAAGAAAAACAAGTAACAGAAACTATCGGTGCAGTCGAGAAGTTTAAAACAATAACCATAGCAGATACAGACATTATAGGGATATCCTCTATTGTAGACAGCAGTAATAACACATGGTATGAAGTTCCTTTTCTAGGTCAAGATACAATATTTAAAGACACTCCTAATGCAGGTACCGACAGTAATATATCACCTTATTTATTAAGTCTAGAAAAAGTACCAAGAAGATTTGTGACTAGGTTTAACTCTACAGGGCAATTACAGATACAGTTTGGATCAGGAGTAACAGGAGGGGATGACTCTGTCATTACACCAGACCCTACAAACATAGGACTAGGACTTACACCTTCTAATATTAATATCGATTACGCATATGACCCGTCTAACTTCCTAGTAACACAGACATACGGTTTAGCTCCCTCTAATACTACACTTACAATTAAATACCTTGTAGGAGGAGGAGTAGCTGCTAATGTACCTGCAAATACAATTACAACCGTAATAACTAAGTACCCATTAGGAAATACAACTAGACAATCAACAGTAGCTTTTACTAACCCTAGAGCAGCATCTGGAGGAAGAGACGGAGATACAGTAGAAGAGTTAAGAGAAAATGCTTTAAAATCATTTAACGAACAAGGAAGAACAGTTACTTTACAGGATTATATAGTAAGGTCTCTATCACTCCCTGCCAAGTACGGATCAATTGCAAAAGTATATGTAGCACAAGATCAACTATCAAACCCTAACTCTAAAACAGATACAATAATAGACAGTAATCCACTCTCTCTTTCTATCTATACGTTAGCATATGATAATAACGGAAATTTCATACAAACAACACCAAGCCTACGTAATAACTTAAAAACGTATTTATCACAATATATAATGTTAACAGACGCTATCAATATTAAAGATGCATTTGTAGTAAATATTGGTGTAAATTTTGATATAATAGTAAGACCAAACTACTCAGGTAGAGACGTACTACTTGCTTGTACAAATGTACTGAAAGATTATTTTAGTAATAAAAAATGGAATATAAACCAACCTATTAACCTCTCTAGCATATACACACTTCTTGATCAAGAGAAAGGAGTACAAACAGTACAGAAAGTAGAAATAGTTAATAATGCAGGTGGGAATTACTCCGAATATGCATACGATGTAAAAGGAGCAACTAGAAATAATATAGTATACCCTTCTTATGATCCTATGATTTTTGAAGTAAAGTACTTAGATACAGATATTAAAGGAAGAATAACAACATTATAATATGGCAGTATACAGAATATTCCCGGAAAAAGATACATTTATATCAACCGAAAACGTCTTAGGAAATGCAGGTAAGGACGAAGTAATAGAACTAGGAGGATACCCAGATATCTCAGGTACCGGTCATACAAATAGAATACTGATACAGTACAGTACTGTAGACATTAAGGATACTATAGCAAATAAAATAGGAACAGGTTCCTATAGTGCTAGTATTAATTTATACCTAGCAGATGCTTACGAATTACCAATAGAATATAATGTATATGCTTACCCGGTTTACGGAGCATGGGATAGTGGAGTTGGTAAGTTTGGAGATATTCCGACAAATAAATCTGGAGCATCTTGGCAATATAGACAATCTACAGAAACTAACGCATGGTTACTAAACTCGTACCCGCAATATGTTACAGGTTCTTACGATACCCCACTAAATGGAGGAGGAAACTGGTATACAGCTTCTGCAGGATTTAATATGGAGTTCACACAATCGCATGCTATAAATTCCACTAACGATGTAAACGTAAATATTACAAGAGCAGTACAGCTAATAAACAGTAATACACTAACGAACAATGGGTTTATACTAAAACTCTCCGATGATATAGAGTATAATATGTCTTCCTCTATTAGACTTAAATACTATAGTGCAGACACCAATACTATCTACCCACCATTCTTAGAATTCAAATGGGATGATACTACCTACAGTACAGGATCTCTAACAGTTCTTTCAAATAGCATAGCAACGATAGGGGTAACTAATAATAAAGGAAAATACCCAGATATAGGAAAACAAAGATTTAGAATATCTGCAAAACCTAAATACCCGGTTAGGGCTTTTACAACCTCTTCAGTATATCTAAAAAATTACGCTCTTCCAACAGCTTCATACTGGGGATTAAGAGATGAAAATACAGAAGAAATGGTTGTTGATTTTGATACTAAATTTACAAAGGTTAGCTGTGATTCAACAGGACCATTTTTCGATGTGTATATGGATGGCTTGCAACCTGAGAGATATTATCGTATATTAGTAAAAACGACTTTAGATGGAAGCACTACAGTAGTAGATAACCAAAATATATTTAAAGTAGTAAGAAATGGCTAATGATATTCAAATAAAGAAAACAGTCTATAATAAGACTGAATTTTCTAGGATAATTGATAAAAGTTTTAAGACTTACACTCAACCTATACCAGAAGAAGATACAGATACTCCTGAAGAGCTATTCAGATTATATGAAAAACTGTACTTTGTGATTGATATAGAAGGAGAAGAAGATTCACATGAATATTTAATAAAAAAGAGTTCAGAATTAATATCTTATGAAAGAAATACAGAAGATATACAGCCGCTATTAGATGAAATAGCACAATTAAGAGTTCAATTATTACAAGCAAACCAGCAAATTCTTGACCTGGAAACAAAAGTAAACTAGATGGCACAAATAAAGTACACAGCTAATAGAGATATACCGGGAAATATAGCAGGTGTTGAGAAATATTCAACAGAAGATACTCAGTTAATTTCTTCTTTTGAAGTAAATAGCTCTTTTGATACTTCTAGACATTTTGTAGAGTTACACCTTTTATCCTTAAGTGATGATATTCTCTTTAGTGAATATGACTACACAGGATTTAAGCAGTTAGGAAATGCTCAATCTGCAGGACAGGATGGAGCATCAGTACTTACTATAGATCCAATTCAAGATAGTCTATCGTATGATTTTAATAACGGAGGTGTAAAGCTACTCTACCACTTCCTAAACGACTTATTTACAGACACTTCAGACTCCACAGAGTTATATATTCAAGATATCTCACCTGATAGAACTGAGTTAAAACTTGCTTCACTAACAATATCTCCAGAAAACTTAACAAGATTTGCCTCTAACGTAAAAACTAAGTTAGA